GTCTTCATCACCATCATCTTCGTTAGTTTCTTCATGCTCAATTTCTTCAGCATGAGAATCTGCTTCGTCTTTGACAGCCGCTGTTAAATCTTCTTCTTGATCGCCCGAACCGCCTACTTTTTCTTCAACAGTTTCGTCACCTGCTTCGTCAGTTGCTTCTTCAACAGCTTCATCTTTTGATTCTTCTGCTTCTTCAACTGCTTCTTCAGTTGATTCTTCTGCTTCGTCAACAGCTTCTTCTTTAGTTTCTTCTGAAACTTCTTCAGTTGCTGTATCTTCAGTAGTTAAATCTTCTTCGATTTCATCAGTTTGGTTTTCGATCAACTCTTCATGTATTTTTCTAGCTTTTTCAACGATTACATCATGTAAAAGCTCTTGAGCTTTATCTGACTCGTTGTTAACTAGATACTCTAGAACTTGTTCTAGTTTTGACTTTGTAGTAGACATAGTGTTAATCTCCTAATATATTACTAGTAATATGTTTAGATACCTATAAAAGGCATAAACGTATATAGTATTTACATTATTATAGGAAAATTAGTGGAAAAGGCGCCTATTTTGACTCGTTTTTTTAACAAAAACGTAATATTACTACATTGCAGGCGGTTGTGCGTACATTGTAGCTACAAACTCTTTATTTTTTTCTTGATCTGCTTTACGCATTTCACGTACTTTACGTAATTTGTTAAGGTGTTTTAGTGTAAGACGTGTTTTACGGCCATCATCAATATGTGCCATATGATAATGATCATGTTCTGGAAAGTAGTTTTCTTTTAGTTCACTGTAACGCATACTTTTATTTACCTTTTACCTCTACGAGCTTTAAGTGCCAAGTTTGCACGTTTAACACGTTGTGATGCTTGACTGTATTTTTTAGTGTATGATGATCTAGCACCTTGGATACCACCTTTTGCTTGACGTGTACCTTTTAGCTTTTGACTTTGCTTAATATTTAATGGTTTATTACAAGTACTTGGATTAGCAACAATACGTCCTTTACGTGGTCCTGTTGGACATCTAAAACGTTGAGTTGTTATTTTTGCTTTTCCTTTTGCTTTAGATCTACCAGTACGACCAAATATTTGGCTCGCACCTTCTTCTAAAGGTTCAAAGCAATATAAATCTGTTGTGCTAATTTCATAAATTTTCATAACAATACCTTTGTTATGTTATTTATGTTGTTGTGTCAGTGTCTGGTGTTAATGGTGAATCAGCACCTGCATCTGCGGCATCACCTGCTGGTTCATCTTCTGGTGCTTCCATGTCTGAAGCTGGCATTGGAGCCGCTCCTACATCTGATAATCCTGCACCACCACCTATATCATCACCTTGTGCTGGTGGCTCAGTAGCATTGGCATTTTCTTCTGCCCAAAGTTTTTCGTTAGTGTAAATTTCACCTTCATCTAAACCTAAGAAACGTTTTAGTGCAAAACGTTTTGAAATATATGGTACTTGCTGTACCTGTGTAAAGATACTAACCATTTGATTATCAATTTCAACTTGTCTGTATTTGCCAAAGTTTTGTGGTTCATTAAATTGTATTTCGAATGTACCTGAATCAATTTCAATACCTCTATGTTTTAAGAACATTTTAAATTCTCTATCAAGTGCAGGCATTACCATTGACTGTAAACGTTGACAGAATTTTGTAAATCTAAATTCTTGAATATATGCTGTACCAACTCTACCATCAGTAAATGCCGAACCGGCATCGTCTGGTGATGATGGCAAGTAACTTGATGGAATTCTCAAACCTTTCATCAACTTATTATTAAAGTATTTCAAATCATCAATTTCACCTAAGTTTTGACCACCTGGTAATGTTTCAACTTTTGAACCTCTACCCTCAGCCGTTTGTGCAAAGAAATAATCTTCAATTTGTGATAAAGGATTATAAGCGGCATCCATAATGTTTGCACCGCCACCTGTTTTGTTTGGAATACGTTTTTGGTGTATTTCATTTTTAACACGTTCAATAAATGCCATTGCTTTGTTAGTAGGCATGTTACCTACATCAATGTAAAATACTCTACGTTCAGGTGCTCTTTGTACACGATAAATTATAATTGCATCTTCTAATAATTCTTTTTGCTTGTACACTTTAAATATTGCTTCTAACACTGAAGTACCAAAAGGCCAAAATCTATCCATGCCTTCTGATAATGAAATATGTGCAATGTGTGAAGCATCAACAGGTGTTGTCATTACTTCCATTTGGAATCTACCTGCTTGTGATGATGTAGTTGCTGTTGTAATACCTTTGTATTTGGCATCACCGCTGAACGGCATGTTACCGCTTTGATATGCTGTTGGAGCCGTGTATTGGTATTGACTCATTGTTGTTAAATTTAAATTTTGTAAATTTAAATCTAAGTCTCTGATAAAGTATGCTTCTGGTTTTTTACCCTTACCTTCATTTACAACTATCTTTTCGATCTTTGCATGGTCAACCCAAAGCAACTTATAAGTCTCAGGATCTCTAACTAGCACCTGATCACCATACTTAATTACATTTCTAAAAAGTTTAAAACATCTTTTGTCCCAATCATTAATGCTTGACCATTGTTTGATTGCTTGATTTAAAATTTCAGTTTCTGTGTCAGTTGGTTTGTCTTTATAAAAAATTTTAAACGGAACACCTGTCTTTGGATCATTTTGAGTTGAAAATTCTGCAATAGTATCAAGTGCCGCGTTTATCTCTGTATCGAGATCCATTTGATCATATTGATAATAACGTTCAATACGATTTGGCTGTCCTGCATATACTTCTGGTAACCACGAACTGTATTTTGAATTTGAAGTTTCTCCATATGAGCTACCAACAGGACTTTGCTGACCTAACTTGGTTTCATATGTTGTAAAGTGTTTTTTCCAGCTCATAGTGTGTACGTACCTTTATATGCAGTTATTTATGTAAATTATATAGTATTTTAAAAATGATTGCAACCATTAATATTAAGTGGCCGCATCAGCTGTTGTTTTGGTACTTGATGTTATTTTCTTTAATTCTTCTATTTGCTGTCTCAATAGCTCAATTGATGTTGAATAATAATTTCCTGCCGGATCTTCATTTGGATCTTTTGAACCCAACATTGGAAGATATTGCTTCATTATACGCATTTTGGCCTCATCAAGTGGATCAGAATTAGATGTTAATGTACCTCCGCCTGTATTTGTAATTTCTCCAGTATCAGATACTTGGTTGGCTACATCGGCTCCTGTTGCTAAAGTTGTTCCTGCTAATTTAGAAACATTGTTGCTTTCAAACCTAGCAATATTTTTATTCATTTCTAATAACTGTCTATAAACAGTTGCTTCCATATCAGTACCTTTTACTTTTTGAAGTACTGCTTGAATTACATCTTCTGCAACAGTTTCTGATCCTGAAAACGAACCTCCCATAAATGTTTTACCAAGATCATCAAAGTCTCCTGTGATTGATTTTAATTTAGCAACATCATCGGTTGTCATTCCTTGAGTTAAAGTCGCCATTACTGATCTGTCAAGCCCACCTTTAATAGTAGCACCAAACCCTTGCGATTTCATAAATTCATTACTTACTCCAATGTTTCCAATACTACTAGGATCATAATTTCCTTCTGCAATCATTTTTTGTATAGCATATTGCGACTTAACTGCTTCTGCTCTATTGGCTTCAGCTTTTTTCATGTCTGCATCACCACCTAAATATCCTGGTAATGCAATTTTAAATCCTTTTGTAATTGCACCAACGATCATATCAGACATTAATCCAAACACACCACTCAATGCTCTTGCAAGTGACTGACCTAGTGTAAGCCCTTTGAATCCACCAACGAAGTCCATAAATCTTTCAACAAGACTAGCAATTTTGTTTGCAATTGAACCTGCATTGTCTACAAGTCTTATTGCACCTAGTATTCTATCATTACCAAAAAGTTCAGTAAAGAACTTATTAAACGCAACTGATAATTTTGCAGTAACACGTTCAAAGTTTATAAATGCTTTGGACAATCTATCAATTTGTGACTCTCTTCTTAACCTTTGTAAATCTTTGTATTGTTCTAGTGCACCTTTTCTTTGTATCTCTTGAACTTGATTGATCAATGCAATTTGTTGTCTAGCCGCTCCGGCGTATTGTGTGTTGGAACGTTCAATAACTTGTAATCTTGCTCTCTCGGCATCAGATGTATTTGCTATTTGTGTTATCAATTCACTTGTTGCTCTTGCGGCTCCTTGATCATCCATAGCATCTAAATTATTAATTATATTGCTCAATGAATTATATAAATCTCTGTTTACTGCTAATAATTCTCTACCAGCTTCTGTGAAGAATAATCCACCTCGTCCATATGCTGTTGTAAATGTTGATGCAAGTTGATCACCAAACTCTGTACCAAGTCCTGCAAACATACCAGTCACTGTTTGTGCCGCCTGTAATACTCTTGATTGTACCGTTGCTGGTAATAAATTTAATTTGTTTGTGAATGCTTCAACTGCCGTTGACGATTTAATTATAGCCGCTATTTGATCTCTACTTACATTTGCCAACTGTGAGAATGCTGTAATGTTTTGTGCATATCTTACAACCAGTTCTTCTAATTCGTCATTACTTTTGTTACCAAGCATACTTGCTGTTCTTAATTGATCCATAAAGTCACCAGTATATTCTGCTAACTCTGATAAACTCATACCAAGCATACCTTGAGCCTGTAAGTTATCTCTGATTGCAACATTTAAATCTGAAAATGATTTTGCACCTATAATACCAACTGATGTTGAAAACTTTCCGAGTAACTCTGTGTATTGATTAATCCCCATTTCAGCCGCCACTGCCGCTTTGGCTAAACCTAATGATCCTTGCTCCATTCTAAAGCCCATTGCAAATACTTGTCTAAATGAATCTGAAAATTGCTTTAATCTACCAATCACAAATCCAATACCTGCCGCAACCACACCAAGTGCCGCACCAACTATACCAAGTTTTCCAGCAAATTTTTGTATTGCCATGTTAACTGATTTAAATGGTGTTTGTATATTTTTCTTAACTAAATCTTTTGTGTAATCACCACCTTTTTTATTCAGTTGTGCCACCATCTTTTTAGAACTTTCAGCACTAGTTTTGTTAAGTTGCTCAACACGTTTTACAACATCTTGTAAGGATTTTGTTTGTTTTTTATTTTCTTTTTCCTCTTTATCGTCAGTTTTCTTTATTGCACCTAAGGCTTTAGCAATTTTTAATTGCGTTGCCTCAGTGGCCCATTTAGGAAGATTGGAATCATCCCAATTTATATTTTCTATTGTAATTTTGTCGCCGTCAGCCATTTTTCATTAAATACCCATATAATTAAGTAGATAAGTACTACTATAACATAAATATTTATCGTTATAGTTATATACATATATAATAGTATAATAGGAAAGAAAAACATGAGTGAAAACAAACTATCAAAGTATTACAGATCACCAAAACTGTATGTACGTATTCCAAGCCAAGGAGCATTTAATCCTGACATGGAACAATCAATGAGTGGTGAATTAGCAGTCATGGCCATGACCGGTCGTGATGAAACAATGGCTAAAAATCCTGATGCATTGCTAAATGGTGAAGCTGTTACTTCTATGATTAAGAGTTGCGTTCCAGGTATACAAAATCCTAAAGAAATACCAATTACTGATATCGACACATTATTAATTGCTATCAAAATTGCAACCAATGGAGAAGAACACGAAGTTAGTGCTAAATGTCCAAAGTGTGCATCTGAAGTAAGAGGTATGGTTAACTTAAGAGATGTTTTACCAACTGCTAAATTACTTGAAGCAGAGTATCCTGTAAAATTAGACACAGGTGTTACAGTATATGTTAAGCCATATACGTATTCTATGCAGACAGAAGCGGCGTTGGCGGCATTCGACGAAACAAAAACACTTCAAAACTTATCTCGAGAAAAAGATATCAATTCAGAAAGTATGTCAATTTATAATAAAAGTTTTAGAAGAATGGCAGACATGAGTGTATCTTTATTAGGTAGAAGTATTATTAAAGTTGTTACTCCAGAAGGTGAAGAAGTAACTGATCATGAAGAAATATTTGCATTTATACAAAATATAGATTCAAATGCGGCAAAAAAAATCGACGAAGTACTTGCATCTGTTAACAACTTAGACATTGATAAATCAGTTGTAATGAAATGTGAAAAAGAGTCTTGTGGAAATGAATGGACTTCTGAAGTTGATTTCAATCCAACAGATTTTTTCGGGGATGGCTCTTAAAGGCTGAGCCTGACCAAATAAATGTCTACTTCGAAAAGTTGGCTAAAGAACGTTCTAATATCAAACAACAAGTAACTGAAATTTGTTGGTACATGCGAGGTTCAATATCGTGGGAAGAGGCATGGTCTCTTTCTGATACAGATCGTAATGACATAATTAAGTTTGTTGGCGACAATGCCGAACGTTATAAAAAATCTGGCCAAGTAGTTGTTTAAGTAGACTGCTGTTTTACAGCATCAGAATTTAAATTCCAAAATTCTTTATATTCAATGTAATGGAACTCTTTATAATCTTTAGTGTATTTTAAATTGTTCCATTGTTTTGGATCCCATAATACAAATTCACCCTGTCTTGATATTTTAACACACAATAACCATTTATCGTTTTCTTCACATGACTCTTGCGATTGTGAAATAAAACTATCTAAAAGTTTTACTTCTTTACCAAGTGCTAAATTATGCCATTGTAGTTCACCATAATTTTTTGCTTCAATGACTAAGAGTGGAAATGTATCAGGTGGAATAATATCACCTTTAAATCCTCTGGTTTGACTTTCTGAAAGTGTTTCTGTTCTTACAATATTTTTACCACCCACATAAGCACCACTGTAAGGAACTCTTGTAAATGATTCTTGATATAATTCACTCAAAAAGTTTGCAACATCTCTTTCGTATGTTTTACCTTTGTTTTTAGATTTTGCTCCACTCACTCTTCTGAATCCTCTTCTTCACGTTGCTTTTGTTCTTCATCAAAACCTTCTTGCAACAATTGTGAAACTGTTTTTTCACTTTCTAATTGTGCAGGTTTATCAATTGGTAATCCACCTCTATCAAACCATCTACCATCTGCTGTTTCGTACACATGAGAAGCAAAACTTCCTTCGCCAGATAATCTTTTAATCATAATTCTACGTTTACTAATAGTACCTTCGTATATAGTTCCGTCTTTTTGTATAAGGCGTTGCGTAGGTCCTACTCCATATATCCTATCAATATATATTGGTTGTCCGTACTCGTCTTCGCCTCTAATGTTTGATACAACTGTTTCTTTCATTGTTTTAGTATACAACCAAAAAAAAATTTAGTCAACTTATAAAATTTTGGTTGACTTTTGGTCCTGTTTAATCTTATACTTTAACTATTAAGGCTAATATCAACAAAAACTTAGAACTCTTTAGGCTAACACAGGCAATATAGCAACAGCATTGATAGTAATATCTCAGAAATGCGCCGAGATAAAGGTGGTGAATCTGACGTTGCACGACTTAGGCTAATATCTGCTAAATGATGAGGCTCTGTGAAAAAGCTACAACCTCAACCATATGTGTAGTGCTAACTTACTTTATACATATTGGTTCCGTTGGATGAGACGCAGTTGATGGGAGTACCGGCCAACCGCTTCCGTAGGACTGTAAAGTTAGAATGGCGTGATCTCGTATGATGCGAAGTTACCACTCACCCGTAGCTGGGTGAGTCATGACTGATTCTGTATGATACGATACAAAGTTATTTGATAGTACTTTTTAATTACCTTTATAAAAGAATAAAAAAGATTGTTAACGTTAGTTAACAATAATACTAACTGACGTAAGTCAGTTACCTATTGTGATCTTTAAATTGTCTATCATGTTCATCAAATTCTAAATTAGCTCTATCTGATCTACATGTAGCTTTACAAATATCCAATTGAAAGTGATTAGCATTAAACATATTTCCAATATGTTTGTAAGTATCACTAGTTAATACATCATGCAATAAATGATTATTAGTTATTTTTATATCTTTATTTTTACCATAATCACGACCAACTTTATTATCCCATTCTCTAATAAAAGATATATCATAATCACTTATTCCTAATTTACCCGCGGATACAAATTTATCACCTTTCCATAATTTTTCATAACCTAAACTATAAATGTAATGAAAATGACTAGTCCAACAACAAGGCCAAACAGTCATATCAGACATTATTTGTATATCTTTGTTTGTTTTCCATGGACATATATCTTTTTTTGTGATTGACTGTGCAGGGTGTATAGGTGGCAGGTCTGGTAGTTGATCATATGTTCTTAAATCATCTTCTATGTTTGCTTTTATTTTTTGTTTATATAAATTTTGATTAGATTCTTTTTTATAATTGTTCTTTACTTCGTCGTGGCCAAACGTACCTTCATTAATTTTAAAAAACCATTTCCAAGATTCTGCCATGGCTTTTGCTTCTTCAATTTGATGTTTGTTATGTTCAAATGTATTCCATCTCCAAGTACAACGCACATCATATTTACGAAGCATTTCAACATTTTCCATTATGTTGTTCCATACAACATTTCTTCTGTATAAGTGATTAGTATCAGATAATCCGTCGATTGAAAAAACAAAATTTATTCTTGGCTTGTAATCATTTTCAACAATATACTTGCATATATTTTCTATTTTCTTTGTCCATTTACCGCCACCATTAGTGTGTACTTCTTGTGCTAGTTCTGGTTTTTCTTTTGAAATACCTATTAGTATTTTATCAATAAATGGATGCATCATAGCATCACCAATATTGCCATTGTAAATAATTCTTCTTAACTTTTTTAATCTTGGATCGCAAAAAGATTTAATAACTGAATTAAATTGTTCTTCGGTAGTATGGTGCTGAAACTTAACTATCCAAGGTTTTGTTAACATAGTGTCATGGTCAGTTCTAGGACAGCATATACAATTTGCATTACATATACTAGTAGGTTCCCATTGAATAGTGTCTAATTCTGAAGGATTTATGTACATAACAATGATATTTATGGACGTTTACAATACCTGTACTAGCTTTTTAATAGCGTCGTCATACCTTCTTTGTAATCTAGTATAGTTGTGCTGTGCAATATTATAAGCTCTTACCCAATCAACTTGGTTGCTGTATATGTGTTTAACTGTGTCAGCAATCATTTGCATACGTTTTTCAGTATCAAATTCTCCGTCATATTCTTCTGACCACAATTCATGAAAAGTTTGATATCCCCTTGAATGCAATTGTTCTAAAAATCTAGGAGTAGTAGCCATTATAAAAGGATGTTTGTTCAGTATCGTTCTTGCAGTTTTTTCTGTGATCATAAATGCGTCATCATTTTCAACATGTGTTTCTGCAACAATACTGTATTTTGTATTTTCATATAATGTATGATCATATGGATATCCTAAATAATGATCTGCTTCTCCATCATATTTTATTCTATCTGGACTGTGTGGTATTTTGCTATAAAACCAATCAAAATCGTATTTGGTTGTTAAGTGTGCGATTTTAGGATATAATTCTTGAGCAGTATGATTTGTGTTCAAAGACCAAATGCCATGTTTTAATACATTATTATTTTCTAATCTTAAAGCAAGATTTAATCTATTTGTTTTGTGTATTTTTGCATTAAGAAATAAAAATTCATTTTTAACAAAATTTCGTAATTCATCAAAGTTTTTATTTGCTACTTTTATTCCATCATGATACATACGCCAAACAGCATCAGTTTCAAAATGAGGATACGCAATTACATTTATTCTGTGTCTAAAAATATTTTCTTGTATACATGCTTGTCTATATGATTCTAAAAAATCAAACTCGTCTTGACAACCAACAACATAAACAATTTGCTGTGCTGTACATATTTCATTTTGTACTAACCAGTCAATAAAAACAGCATGAGCTCTTAATATTTTACTGTCAATGTTTAACCTTTCCCTAACATGAGATATCATTATTCTACGTCTAGGATTTTTTAATTTTCTTATTGGTACATGCTTAAACTCTGGATATAAATGATATGGCTGATCTTTGTAGGCATTAAATTCTAGCAAATCAAAATCATGATTTTGATCTACATAAGTTGCCATGGCGTATTTTCCAGGACTTTCAAATTTATATGCTAATGTACTAGGCGCTAACAGTATCGTGTTCATGATCTTTTGCAAACAATTCTTTGTGTGTTTTATGATCGATAGTTTCGATATCAGTTGCAAAAGACGTAAATCCATTTTCCTTAACTACGTTAAGTACATTTGAACATCTTGATGTTAGTTCATCTCTATGTGATATAAGGAATATATTTTTACCACCTTCTCGAGACATTTTCTTCAACACACTCATTGCTGATTCAACACCCATTGTGTCCATACCGGAATCAACTAACTCGTCAATAAACAGTAAGTTCAATGATGTATTCATTGATTCATAAACATCTCTAAATGCCCAACTTAATCCAAGGATTAATCTATTGCGTTCACCTCTAGATAGATTATCAAAATCTAATTCTCTACCTAATTCTGTAATTTCTACAGTTAGATCTGATTTAAATACTACTTCGTGTGGTAGTCCAATCTTATCTAAGTAATAATTTAATCTTGAATTCAAATATAGTAAATTTTGATCAATGATTTTTTTACGTATAAATGAATCTTTTGAAGTTAATAGTTTGTATAAAAAGTCTTGATGATCTTTTAGTTTTTGCAAAGTATTAATTTGTGCGTAATCAACTTCTTCAATATTTTTTGCTTTAAGCTCTGCAATCTGCTCAGTGTGTGGATTTTCTTTTTGTTTTTCACTTTCTAATTGACTTTTTAATTCTGCTAAATTCTGTCTATGATCATATGCTTCGTCAATTGAACTATATGCTGTTTCTGGTTTATCACCAACTTCGCCTTGTTCACTAATTTGTTTTTCAATTGATTCAATTGTAGATGCAATTTGACTTTGTTCTTCAATTTTCTCTGCTTGTTGCTTTTTAATATCATCAACTAAATGTGTATGCTTGTCTGTGTGTAGCTCTTGTTCACACATAGGACATTGTTTACCTTCAAGTGTGCTTAACTGTGTGCTTAAAGATTCTAAAAAAGATTGTACAGAACTTAAATTACTTTTGTTAAAGTTTAAATTTTGTTCATATGATTTAATCTTTTGTGATTGCTCTTGCCAATGTGTTAATAATTTATGTTGCTGTATTTCAGCATCTATATCAATCTTCTCTAATTCTGTAATACCATTTGTAAGTTCTACAATTGCTTTTTTATGTGATTCTTCCCAAGCAATATTTTTAATTTGAAACTTACGAATAGTTTCTTCCATTTTTTCATTTGATATTTTTACTTGCTCTAAACGTGCTTGTTCTGTTTTGATATCTTCATTAGTATCACGCATAAGTTCTTTTAAACGTTCTGCTTTTTCACTCAAACGTGATATACCTAATAGTTCTTCAATAATAGATCTTTGATCGTTTGCCTTCATTGCTAAGAAAGGTTCAGTGTAAGTGTTAAGGGCAACTATATGTTTGAACATTGTGTGGCTCATGTCAAAAACCCTTAACACTTCATCCTGAGTAAGCCTATTTTCACCTTGGGCTTCATCTGTTCCTTGCTCGTTGACAATTGAATCATCAACAATAAACTGGAACTTGTTAGGCTTACGCCCTCTCTCTATTCTGTAACTGTGTCCGTCTTTTTCAAAATCAACAGTAACTAACATATTTTTATTGTTAGTTTTGTTAACCAAATTATCTTTACGGATATTTGTTAAAGCCTGACCGTATACAGCATAGCTGAGAGCATTAATGAGTGTAGTTTTACCTGTACCGTTTCGCGACCCTTCTCCACCTAAGTCTAAATTGTTACCAAGGACCAATGTTAAACCATCATGGGCAAAGTTTACTGCCTGCGTGGTGTTACCCACACTCATAAAATTCTTTATAGTAATATTTTTAATTCTTATCATAGCCTGTTATATAACTCTACTAATATTGCATTTTCAAATGAATCTGATTCTATTTTTGCTAATTGGTTAGTTACTATTTGATCAACTGATTCAAATATAACTTCGCCGCCTACATCTTGTGCATGTTCTTCTTTTTTCTGTGGTATAAGAGCAAGATCTCTTATTTGATAATTCTGTGCAAAATTTTCTTTGATAAAATTTGCTTCTTCATATGAAATATCTAAGTCAACTTTTACTCTAATATATGAATTTGGTTCTAACACTGTTTCTGGATCTTCAAGTAACTTACTTAAATCAATTGATCTGTACTTTGGTGCATCAGGCCATATTCTGTATTCTGGTTGTTTGTCCCATTCAAGAAACATAGCACCTCTATCATCATCCCATACGTCTGCAAAGTTATGCGGAAAAGGATTACCTATATATGATATATTTCCAGAATGTTGTCTTTTGTGAAAATGTCCTGTAAACACATGACCAACATTTTTAAAATGGTCGCCTCTAATATTTCCAATGTCTGGCATTTCAACCATAGCATTCATTTTAAAATGTGGAAGTTCAAAATGACCAAACATATATTTGCATTTTACTTTTTGTACTTTTTTCCATTCATCGCCAACTAGCCATGGTATAATAGCAACATCATCTTGTACGATCCATTCGTTAACAACTTTTATGTTAGGAATTTCGTCAGCAAATACCACTGATGATATTTCACGTTTATCTCTATAAAATAGATCGTGGTTTCCTACAATGAAATAAACTTTTTCAAATGCTTCACCTAATCTTTTTAAATTTGATATTGAATAATTTAATGTTGATACATTAACTGATGATCTTTGATGATGCCAATCACCTAAAAATATACAAGTTTCTGAACCTCGTTTTTTTGCTTCTTCAATAAACCAAGTAACAAAATTTTCACAATCGATATTGTGCTGTCGAGCATTGTTTTTCATCCCAAAGTGGATATCTGTAAAACAAGCCGCCTTGTTAAAAAATTGTGTCATATTTTACTTTTCTTCTTTTTGCGTGTTGTCTAATTTTTCCATTTCATCTGAGTGTTTCATTTGCCTTGTAAGCGATGGCATAGCACCTGCTTGTTCAAGTAAATCATCACGCAAGTTTTGATTCTTCTTTTCCATGTTTAGCACTCTTGTAAATGAATTAGTAATTGTTGCTGTATAGTAAGCAAAAGGATTTTGTGATTTTGATTCATCAAACTGTAAACCAATCTGTGATAATTGCAATAGAGCTTGTCCTTGCATTTCATCATTATAAGTGTATCCACGCCAGTTAGCCCTTGTACCATATCGCTGACAAAGTTTAATAAACATATTTGCTAACTTTGGTGTAATTTTACCATGCTCTAAACTAAATTGATTATGAGATGCATAATGACTTTTTCCAACTTCAAATGGTTCGTTATTTTTGTTTAACTTATAATGTTTGAATGGTGGAAAATTTAATTTAACTTTTGTGTCTGCTATAGTTTTTGGATTTAATTTTCTTCCTGGTTCATCTGGAATATGATCATATGTTGTAATTCTAAAAACTAGATCAGTTACAGGAATAGTTAAATGATCAACTCTATATTCATCATACTGTGATCTTTTCAAACCAAGTTCGTCTACTTTTATTTGTAACATTCTATCAGCACGGTTTTTACGTGCTTGTGAAATTGATAATCTATTAATTTTAGCAACATCATTTAAAATGATGTCATAATTTGCATATTCTGGCTTTTTATAAAAACAATAAGAGTTTTTACTCTTATGTATTTCAGCCAACATGTCTTTGTTGTTTAAGTAATTGATTCTTTTTGCCACACTATAATTCCTTATATATACGTTTAATAATACATGATATACAACTTAAAGTCAAGCATATTTTATTAAGTATGTATATAATTATTTCAATAAATAATACTATAACTAGGAAAGACAATTATGCCAACAAAAGATTATAGAGCTAAGATACATACATTATCAAGTTGGGCAAACTACCAAGTGTATGGCCCAAAAAGTAGAGAAAATATTCTATCACCATTATACGATACTGGTGGAGTATTATTTCCATACACACCTATGATTCAAGTACAACATGCTACTGTAAATTATGGCCAATATGACCTTGCACACACAAACTATGATTATATGGCTTATCAAAGAACATCATCACCAAGTGCAACAGTAACTGGAGTGTTTGGTGCTCACACACAAGACGAAGCAGAATACATGATGGCAGTAATACACTTTTTTAGAACTGTTACAAAATCAGCATTTGGTGGAATTGTTAGTGATCCATTTGATCTACAAAATAGAGGAAGTCCGCCACCTAAATTGGCCTTTAGTGCATATGGTGATGCAATGTTTAACAAAACACCAATATACATTAGAACAGTTGCATTTGGTTTAGATCAAGATGTTGATTACGTTCCTGTTAGAAACGCATCATCAACAGGTAATGCTAGTTATGGCAGTCTTAACAAAATGTTAGAAAATTCATATGTTCCACTAGTATTAAATATTTTTGTTGATATTGTTGTTGCACCTAATCCAAGTAGATTAAGAGATGAATTTAATTTAAGAGATTTTCGATCAGGAAAATTATTAGACAAAGGATATTATTAATGTATAATAAAAATAGTCCGTATGCAAAAACTTATGTTGTAGGAGATTATCTTGATGTAATGACTCCTAGAGTAGTTATACAAGATTCAAATGATGAAACATACACTATAGAATCACAATATCACATGCGTCCAGATTTATTAGCATATCAAAAATACGGATCATCTAAATACTGGTGGATGTTTGCTATCAGAAACAAAGATACATTAATTGATCCTATACAAGATTTTAAGGCAGGAACTACTATTAAAATTCCAAAAATTGAAAACTTAAGGTAATAAAAAATGGGTAACCCAAAAAACACAAGATGGGCTTTAAGCAAAAATAGTCAAACGGCTAAAGAAAAAATTGAGTCATTAAGTAAAGATATTGGATTTGATGCTTCTAAACTTAAAGTTGGTGATCATATTACTTCTGATATGGTTCCATTTCTTCCGGAAGATGTAATGGGAGGAAAATTAGATGCAGGAACTATTGACTTTATGCAAAGGTCAGTAGTTAAAAGCAATTCAGCAAGACCATCAGCAAATAATACAGGTGTTACTAATCAAAATTCATCAAAAAAAGCAAATCAAGAATATTGGGTACCAATTGGACAATATAGTAGTGCAAGAATGCCTGGACAAATGGGTGTTATTAAAGCTGGCGAAGAAATGAATGCTTTAGATGTTATATCAGAACAAAATTATATAAACAATGGGTTCAAAGCCGCAGACGGTTCTGATCCAGCAGTTCCAAATGTATCAAACGGTGACACTGATGGAAATAGTGCTTTAGAAAATTATAGTGACCCAATAACAAGAATAACTGTTACTCCTGGAGAAAAAACAGGAAACACAACATCAACTACAACAACAAAATTAACACAAGATCAAAAAGATGCTATTGGAGGTTATGGAGAATATAAAACTGAACCTACAAAAAATAAACAAGTATATAAAGACGTTGGCGGTGACGCCTCAATAGCTGAAGAAGTTTATCAAAAAAATAAAAAAGCAGAAGAATATTATCATACACATTTTTTTAAAAATAATTTGTTAGATTATGATAGCCCAACATATAATTTTGAACTTGTAATGCTTACTGAAGAAGATGCCAAATCTGCACAACAATATATTAGAGATGGTAATTTTGAACAGCAAAGTTTTAGTAACTGGAAACCTAAAAATGACACAGTAACTATAGCACAAACAGCCTCAACAGTTTTAAATATTAATGCAGTTGAAATAAAAGCAACTGCTGGACCAATCGATAACGGAAAAAGATTAACAGGTGCTGTAGACTTTGTTTTAAATTTAGCACAACCTTTAAATGCTTCGTTCACTGATATTATTGTTAATAGTGCTGTAGAACTTGGTATACCAGATGGATTTAAAGCCTGCTTTATGTTAAAATTAAAATTTATTGGAAGAGATTCATATTATGGAACAATTGTAAATCCTATACCAGATAGTGAAAGACAATTTTTAATTGAGATCGTAGCAGTGGAAGCCACTGTTGATTCAAATGGTGCACAATATATTGTACAAGCGGCACGTGCCGGAGATAAAGGTATAAGATCTGATCATTATCAAACAGATAGACCAATACAGTTAAACAATTTAAAAACAGTAAATGACTTAATAGATAATGTACAAGAAGTTTTAAACTTAAATGAACTAGATAAATTAGCAATTGAAAAAGGTGTACTTGACGAGTATTACATTCATTTAGATAAAGATGCAAAAGAATTTATAGGCAATGCTGATATACTAGATACTGATTCATTAACAAGACCAACTACTAATCAAAATGATAGTGAAAAATCTGGAGCAAATCCTCATTTAGATTATGATCCAAATTTAAAAATGTTTAGAATACCGCAAGGAACAACAATTGATAGAATTTTAGAGTTTGGTTTATCGCATTGTAAAAAGTTACAAAAAATGGCCAAAGGATTAGATGAAGCCGCTGATGCAGATTCAACAGATTCTGCAGACGTTACAAGATATGTAAAACATATATATCATATTAAAGTTGATACTGTTAATATTGTTTGGGATATGCTAAGAAATGATTATGCTAGAGAATTCCATTATACCATATCAATGTTTCCGACTATACGACCTGAAGTATCTCCAGGTACCTGGAAAAATTCTCCAGAAGTAGCTGAAGAAAAAATTGCGGCATTGCTTAAAGGAAATTTAAATGAAAAAAGTGAAGGTCGTGGATACAAAGCAATGACTAAAAGATATGATTATTTGTTTACAGGTTTAAATGATAAAGTTCTAAGATTTGATATCAAATACAATAATCATTTTTTCTTTGCACTACATAGTTATAGAAGTATATTTGCAGGTTTAGATGAAACAACTAAAGCAAAAATTAGTAAATCTGCTTCTTCATTAATAAAGTACAAAGAAGCACAAGCAGAATTAAGAAACAAATGGCAATCATATCTTAAGAAAAAATCAGAAACATTTACTTCAGAAGAAGCAAATGCAGATGCAGAGTTTGGCGAGTTTTTATCTACAAGGCAGAAACTAATTGATGCATACGTTGAAGGTGTTGATGATGGAACATTTGAAGGAGATTCTTCAATTGCTAAAGACTTACAAAAAGTAGGAGAAGAAGATCAATTAAGTAGAAAACGATTATCAAAAGAACAAAATGAAAAAGAATATGCATCAAATGATTCTAATCAGGGTGATATTACAAAAAGAATGTGGGGAGAACTTTTAAGTAGAAATAAAATTAGACAAGACATTGATAAAATGGAAAAACCATTTCAGATTATGTGGGGATCTGCTCCAGATTCATTTAGAAATAAATTCAATGCAGATGACGAAACTCCAGGTAAAGGTGGATTTGACTCTGTATTAGAAGCTACACTATCTGATTATTCAGCTGATATGGTACACATGGATATGGATATTAGAGGTGACTTGTATTGGTTAGAAGGCGAAAGAGAACCAGGATTTAGAACTGCTAGTTATTATGATGGTGAAAACTATCTTTTATTTAGAGCAATTACAAGTGCAGGAGAACCTAATCCATATACTGGTATTACAACTCCTGGTGATGCAGAATCAGAGCAAATGTTAAATGGTGTATATGCTGTTGTAGAAGTAACAAGTAGATTTGAATCAGGACAATTTGTTCAAAATATTAAAGGTGTTAAAGAAGCATTTATTTCAGACATAAGTAAATTAACATCGTTTGCAGAAAGGTAATAACAAATGGCAACACATAAATCAATAACTGTATCAGGATTAAGAAACCCAAATACTGATATGCAAAAGAAAATGGGTGCTGTTTATACCTATTCTGGAATTTATGAAGCTGTTGTTGTTAGTGCATCAGATATTCAAAAAAATGGTAGACTTAAAGTTAGATTAGTTGACAGTAATGTTAACTATAATTTTATTCCTGATAAAGGAACAGGTGGTGAAGAATTTTTAGATATAACTGTTCAATGGAGTTCTCCATTTGCTGGTGCAACAAATGTTGAAAATACTATAGCAACAGGTGAAGGTGTTGGTGACGAAAAAGATCCAGATAAAGCATTTGGAGGAACACAAAAAAGTTACGGTATGTGGATGATTCCACCTGATGTTGGAAACAAAGTATTGGTAATGTTTGTCAATGGAGACCTTGCAAGAGGTTTTGTTATTGGTTGTTTATATCAAAGTTTAATGAACCACATGGTTCCTGGTATTGCAAGATCAAAAACTTTTACATCAGATGATTCTCAAACATTAGAAGTTCCTGTAGCAGAATATAACAAAGCATCAGATGAAGCAAATAGTGTTGATTGGAAAACTGTAAGAGAAAATGATGGACAG